ATAAGGTCCAGACCGGGGAGGATGTATCAAGAAGCGAGGTGAAGGCGGCCCTTGCGGCCATGCCTGATCTCATTCGGACATGTTTGAAACTGGAGGCACAAATTGGAGAACTCAAATCCAGCAGATCCAAAATTGCCCAAGGCGGATATGCCATCGACCACGATGCGGCCCGACATGAAATTCGGTGCGCGCTTGGTCGCCTCCGCGCCTGCTGCGGTGCAGGACTGGTTTCTGAATGAGTTGGGGGAGGGTGCCCTGGGTGCCCTCCCATTTTTGTTTGAGTTCTGGGCGTTAGAACATCAGATGCCGCCTGAGGGCGATTGGAGGACGTGGGTAATCATGGGGGGGCGCGGCGCGGGCAAGACCCGGGCGGGTGCTGAATGGGTCCGGTCACTGGTTGAGGGATCCTTGCCAAAGGACCCGGGCCAGTGCCGCCGTGTGGCGCTGGTTGGGGAAACGGTGGATCAGGTGCGTGAGGTCATGATTTTTGGTGATAGTGGAATTTTGCAGTGCTCTCCGCCGGATCGTCGGCCAACTTGGGTGGCCAGCCGCAAGCGGCTCGAATGGCCCAATGGCGCCGTTGCCACCGTACACAGTGCTTTTGACCCTGATGGGCTGCGGGGGCCGCAATTCGACGCGGCTTGGGTCGATGAACTTGCTAAGTGGAAAAAGGCGCAGGCAACGTGGGACATGCTGCAATTCGCACTTAGGCTTGGAGATGATCCACGTGTGTGTGTGACGACGACGCCGCGCAATGTCGGTGTTTTGAAAGATTTGCTTGAACGACCATCTACGGTTGTTACTCAGGCGCCGACAGAGGCGAACGCGGGCAATCTGGCGTCGTCTTTCCTTGAGGAAGTTCGGGCGCGCTATGCCGGGACGCGGCTGGGGCGTCAGGAGCTTGACGGTGTTTTGCTTAGCGATGCAGAGGGTGCGTTGTGGACGTCAGGGATGCTGGAGAATGCGCGGGCACGGGATTTGCCCCAGTTTGATCGGGTCGTCGTTGGTTTGGACCCGGCAACGACTTCGGGGGCAGCTTCGGATGCCTGCGGGATCGTGGTCGTGGGGGCCGTCATGCAAGGGCCGCCGCAGAACTGGCGCGCCTACGTCATTGCGGATTGCACAGTTCAGGGTGCGAGCCCTGCGCAATGGGCGCAGGCTGCCGTGGCGGCGATGGAGCAATTTGGTGGCGACCGGCTGGTCGCCGAGGTGAACCAAGGCGGTCAGATGGTGGCGGAAGTGATCCGGCAGGTGGACCCGTTGGTGCCTTATCGTGCGGTCCATGCCTCGCGGGGAAAAGTCGCACGGGCTGAACCTGTGGCGGCGCTCTATGAACAGGGACGCGTGAAACATGCGAAGAAACTGAATGATCTGGAAGATCAGATGACCCGGATGACCCGATTTGGCTATGAGGGTGAGGGTTCGCCGGATCGCGTGGACGCGCTGGTCTGGGCGATGCACGAGTTGATGATCGAACCTGCACGTAAGTGGCGACAACCGGGTGTGCGCGGTCTTTGAACGCGGGTGAGTATTTACGCGTTATGCGAAATAATTGGATCAGTTGGCGCTGTCTGAAATCACATATTTCAGAGTGTTAGGTGATGCCTGACGTGTCAGGTATTTTGCCAAGCGCTATAATTGAACAATAATTTGGGTCGGTTGGCCCTGATCGCAGTTAAGGCGCGGTCGCTGCGGCGGCGCGCCTTTTTTCTTGAAATTTGGATGTATGGGCATGGCCCGTGGGATCACGTGAAGGAGACCCTGATGGTGTTTGATTTCTTTCGGAGTGCGCGCCGGGCGGACGTGCCAGAACAAAAGGCAAGTGCGACTGGCAAGGTTGTGGGTTGGCAAACGGGTGGCCGTGTCGCGTGGAGCCCGCGCGATGCGGTGTCTTTGACGCGGACCGGTTTCGCGGGTAATCCGGTTGGATTCCGGTCTGTTAAGCTGATTGCTGAGGCCGCCGCAGCCTTACCGCTGGTGTTGCAGGATGCCCGACAACGGTTTGAGACACATCCGGTTTTGTCGCTGATCAAACGGCCCAATGCGGGGCAAGTGCGCGCTGAGTTGCTGGAGGCGCTATATTCCCAGCTTTTGCTGTCTGGTAATGCTTATGTGGAAGCGGTCTGCGGTGAAGCCGGGGCGCCGCAGGAGCTGCATGTCCTGCGGTCAGATCGTATGTCGGTGGTCCCCGGAGCTGATGGTTGGCCGGTGGCCTATGACTATTCGGTGAGCGGTAAGACGCATCGGTTTGATGCATCCAGTATGCTCAGTCCGATCTGTCATATCAAGTCGTTCCATCCACAAGATGATCATTATGGATTTAGTCCGATGCAGGCCGCGGCCATGGCGCTGGATGTGCATACGGCGGCGTCGCGTTGGTCGAAGTCCTTGCTGGACAATGCAGCGCGACCTTCCGGGGCCATTGTCTATAAGGGTGCAGATGGTCAAAGCCAGCTCAGTGGCGATCAGTACGAACGGTTGGTAAGCGAGATTGAAACCAACCATTCTGGCGCGCGCAATGCGGGCCGTCCGATGCTGTTGGAAGGCGGCCTTGATTGGAAGCCGATGGGCTTTTCACCGTCCGACATGGAATTCCAGAAAACTAAAGAGGCAGCCGCGCGTGAGATCGCCCTTGCTTTTGGTGTTCCGCCGATGCTGCTGGGGATTCAGGGCGATGCAACCTATGCCAATTACCAAGAGGCCAATCGCGCCTTTTACCGGTTGACGGTTCTGCCGCTTACGACACGGGTCACGGCGGCACTGGCGGAGTGGTTGGGCAGCTTCACTGGCGAAGACGTGGTTTTGACCCCCGATTTGGATCAGGTTTCTGCTTTGTCGGCTGAGAGGGATGCGCAATGGGCCCGTGTTGCTGGTGCAGATTTCCTGACAGAGGCAGAGAAGCGCAAGTTGTTGGGTCTACCGGTGTTGTCTGAGGAGGCGGTGGATGGATGATGATAAGTTTTTTGAACGTTTTGCCTGTGCGCCCGGGCTGCGACTGGAAGCCCATGAGCGGTTGACGTCGGTTCATTTCGACAATCTTTCGTCGCGACTGGCGCGGCTTGAGGAGGCGGTTGAACGTCTCGAAAGACGTCTTTGGTTGACGGTTTACGGCATTGTGGCCGTGATCCTCGCCACGGGTTTTCAATCTATTATGTCGGCCATCCCACAGTAAGGGCGGCCCGTATCACAAGGAGAGTATCCATGCAGGTTCAGTCTGGTTTGGAGACGAAATTCGCACGTTTTGGCGACGGTATCGAGGTACAGGATGGCCACGTGATTGAGGGCTATGCGAGCCTTTTTGGGGCTTTTGATCAGGGTGGCGATGTAGTGAGCAAGGGGGCTTATGCCGCCTCGCTCAAGGCCATCGGCGCTGAGGGACGCCGCATAAAGATGCTTTGGCAGCATGACCCGGCCTGTCCGATCGGGGTATGGGACGAGGTGCGCGAAGACGCAAAGGGCCTGTGGGTCAGGGGCAGATTGCTGCCCGAGGTTGCCAAGGGCCGCGAGGCGGTCGAGTTGATTGCAGCAGGAGCTATTGATGGGCTGTCCATCGGGTACCGTACTGTTAAGGCTGCAAAGAATGGCAAGGGCCAGAGGCTCTTGACAGAACTGGAGCTTTGGGAGGTGTCATTGGTCACGTTCCCGATGCTTCCCAGTGCGCGGGTGATGGCCAAATCCGACGAAGTGACGACGGACGAGGTATCCCTTCTGCGCGAAATGGCGGCGGCCTTTCGGGGTGCGCGCGCAAGTCTGGCGCAGCGCTGACGCGCTCGCCTTAAGTTACACAATCAAGGACATGCTGATGAGCAAGAGCGAGAGCAAGGCTCGGGCCGGGGAACGTTTGTCCCCCGCCCAGGATGTCGCGGAGGCCATGCAGGGTTTCGTGACAGAATTTAAGGGCTTTCAAGATCAACTTCAAACCAAACTTCAACAAACAGAAGAGCGACTGACCATGCTGGATCGAAAACATATGACTGCTGCGCGCACCCCTTTGGCTGGTGCTGTTGACCAAGGTGCCCCGCATCAAAAGGCGTTCAATGCCTATCTGCGGTCGGGCGAAGATGATGGACTGCGGGGCCTTGAAGTCGAGGCTAAATCGTTGTCCACGTCGGTAAACTCTGATGGTGGGTATCTGGTGGACCCACAGACATCAGAAACGATCAAGTCTGTTTTGCATGGGTCAGCTTCGATCCGTTCGATCGCAAATGTCGTGAATGTGGAGTCGACAGCATATGATGTGCTGATTGATACAACGGAAGCTGGGGCCGGCTGGGCGGATGAAACCTCTTCGACGGGGGAAACCGGTACGCCAAGTGTTGAGCGCATCACAATTCCGCTTCACGAGCTTTCCGCGCTGCCCAAGGCGTCGCAACGGTTGCTGGACGACAGTGCATTTGATGTAGAAACATGGTTGGCGGAACGTATCGCTGCCAAGTTTGCGCGTGCAGAAGCGGCATCTTTCATAAGTGGTGATGGCGTCGACAAACCAACTGGATTTTTATCCTATGAAACGGTCGATGTCGGATCGGAAAGCTGGGGCCAAATTGGTCATGTTCGTTCTGGCGCAGATGGTGGCTTTGATCCGAGTAATCCGGGCGATGCTATCATCGATTTAGTCTATGCGCTGGGTGCCGAATACCGTGCAAACGCGACCTTTGTCATGAACTCAAAGACGGCAGGTGCGGTGCGGAAGTTGAAAGACGCTGAGGGTCGTTTCTTGTGGTCTGATGGCTTGGCGGCCGGTGAGCCCGCACGCTTGCTTGGTTATCCTGTTTTGATTGCTGAAGACATGCCGGATATTGCGTCTTGGGCTCCTGCCATCGCCTTTGGTGATTTTGCTGCCGGCTATACCGTAGCTGAGCGCCCCGATTTGCGCGTACTGCGGGATCCGTTTAGCGCCAAGCCACATGTCTTGTTTTACGCCACAAAGCGCGTCGGCGGAGATGTCAGCGACTTTGCAGCCATCAAGCTTTTGAAATTCGCCACGGCCTAACTGCCTGACGCGAATGGCCAGGGATGGATCGCAAGGTTCATCTCTGGTTCCGGGTGCGTGCTGGAGTGCGCCGTGTTGTCTAGCTGCTCCCCTCCGTCCGAGCAACGCGGACTGGCGCGTGCCCGGGCTAATAAGAGGCGAGGGGCAGATTTTTATGGAGATGTTCCATGATGTTGATCGAAAAAACCTCGGTGCCTGATGCGGCACTGCCGGTTGATGAATTCAAGGCGCATCTGCGTCTGGGCAGCGGGTTTGGTCAGGACAGCGTTCAAGACGCCGTTTTGGCCAGCTTTCTGCGGGCAGCCGTTACTGCGATTGAGGCGCGTACCGGTAAAGTAATGCTGGAGCGATCCTTTGCTCTTACAGTAAATCTCTGGCGTGATCTTGATGGTCAGACCCTGCCGGTGGCACCGGTGACCGCAGTTACTGGTCTGGAGGTCGTTGATCGTAACGGCGGGCGCATACAAGCTGATGGTGCCGCATATTGGTTGGAGCGAGACGCGCATATGCCGCGTCTTCGTGCCAATGGTGTTGCGCTGCCGACGATACCCAAAGCGGGCGCGGCTGAGGTGACGTTTGAGGCGGGGTTTGGCGCGGCTTGGGCGGATGTCCCGGCGGATTTGCGACAAGCAGCGATGTTGTTGGCCGCGCATTATTACGAGTATCGC